GACTTTGGTTTGACACCAGCAGCTGCAATAGGACAGCGATTAAACAATGGACGATGGGTTATTTTACATGAAATCGTCACTGAAGATATGGGGTTAGAACGTTTTGGTACACAACTGTTAGCTGAGATTAACGCTAAATATCCTAAAGCACAGATTATGGTATGGGGTGATCCAGCTGGTATGCAGCGTGATGCGATCTATGAAGTCACAGCATTTGATTATTTACGTACATTAGGATTGCGTGCGCAACCTACTGCATCAAATAATTTCCAAGTACGACGTGAAGCAGCAGCGGCTCCTATGCAACGATTGATTGCGGGCAAACCTGGATTAGTATTACATACTTCTGTTAAGCGATTGAGAAAATCTTTAGCTGGTGGGTATCATTTTAAACGAGTCAGTGTCGGTGCTGGTCAAGAACGATTTAGAGACAGTCCTAATAAAAACGAACATTCTCACATAGGTGATGCATTTGGTTATCTGCTTTTGGGTGGTGGAGAGCATAAGCGGATGACCAAGTCCGCCTTGACACAAAATACATTAATTTCACAAACTGTAGTAAATAGTGACTTCGATGTTTTTAATACACGTTGATCAAATACTTAAAAACATGCCTGATGTTAATCACGGCTACTACTTACCTTTTCATGAAAGTCATTTATCTAATTTTAAGGGCATTGAAGAATATGGATCTAAATCATTGTCGATTGAAGATAGAAAACGGCTTATTATGTTTCAGTCTCAATGTGGTCCTTGCATTACTGCGTTTGTTAACAATCAGCCTGTCGCTATGTTTGGTTGTGTGTTTCTCTGGAGTGGCGTTGGTGAAGCGTGGTCTTTATTTGCTGAGGAATCCAGAAGATACCCAATAGCTATGACTAAAGGTGCGTTATCATTCTTTGATAGCTGTCAGATATTATTTAATTTACATCGAATACAAATTACTGTAAAGTGTAGTGATCAAAGGGCTGTACGTTGGGCTAATCGTCTTGGTTTTACATCAGAGGGTACTATGATGGCTTACAGTGCAGATAAAGATGATACATATATGATGAGGAGAACTTAATGGGTGGTGCATTTGGTGGTGGTAAGCCAGACACATCAGCAGCTGAAGAATCATTACGATTACAGCGTGAAGAAACAAAACGTGCAAGAGAGGCAGCTGAAGCAGAAAAAAGAGATTATGCTGAAAAAATGACAGCATCAAAACGTGCAAGATTAAAAGGTGGCAAGCGTATGTTGTTATCTGAATCTAGATTAACACCAGAAGCTGGCTTAGAAGACGAAAACATACAAACACTAGGATAAGTTATGGCAGCCTTAGACTTTGGGATGGCATTGGCAAGAGGTATGTTGCCAACATCTGAAAAAGCACAAAAAGATTTAATCAATCTTGCTGGTGGTCGTAATATCTTTAAATCCGAAGATTGGTGGAATCAACAAGTTGATAAACAAATTTCAGAAGGTTATCGTACTGTAGAGCGACAAGATAAAGAGTTCTTAATGCCATCAGGTGAATACCAGCCAGGTAAACGACAAGTTAGTACAACCTATGGTAGAACAATTATGGGGCAGTTCTCTCCAGTAACAGGACCATTTGGTATGCCTTACACACCATCATATCATCCATTATTTGGTTATGGTGGTGGTGTACAAGCCAGAACATCAGTCAGTTACAAAGCACCAGAAGGTGCAGTATTTACCATAGATCCACGCACTAGAGAAAAACAATACACATCAAGAGACTTTGATGTTTTTGGTAAACGTGAAGATTATACTGCTGGTGAATTATCTGATATTGAAAGAAGTGCTGAAGTTGGTGCGTCAAGAGCTAAAAGACAAACAGAACAATCTAAAGCATCACAAAAAAGATTAAGACGTGGCACAGGTGGATTAGCAGCTAAAGCTATACTACCTGGTGATAAACCAGCAACAGGATTGCCAGCGCTTGGTGAAACAGGCCTTGGTTTAGGAACGGCAACATTAGGAAAAGGATTGATGTTATGAGTGGTGACGATAAGATGATTAAGTTTGGCAAAGATGGTAAGCCAACAGATGAAACTATGGAATATTTATTTAAAAATGATCGTGATAAGTTTTTAGAGTTTCAAGATAAATATATGACAACTAAAGGCACTATGGGTGACAATGTGTTTAAAGATATTTTACAAAAAGTCATGGGTAAGTCTAAGGGAGATAAGAAATGAAAAAAGGTTTATATCATAATATCAATGAACGTAAGAAAAAAGGTATTAGTCGTCCTAAATCTAAATCTACTATATCTGACAAAGCTTATAAAAATATGGTAGCTGGTTTTCCTAAAAAGAAAAAATAGATGGAACAATATAGAGACGCCTATTCGACTCGACCAGTTGAACATGTAAGATTAATTGAAGGCCATGCATTTAGTGCTGGTTTAGTTGCTGATTATGATAATCAAGTAGCAGCTGGATCTAGCATTGATATTGTAATTGCGTTTCCACAAGGAGTAAATCCGGTATTTGGTATTAATGGTTTATCTAGTGGTAATGCAGTTGGCTATTTATATGAAGGTGCTAGTGCAACAGGTGGCACATCATTACCAATAATTAACAGAAATAGAGCAAGTACACTGAGTACAACTGGAGTAGCTTTAGCTAATCCTACTGTAACTAGCACAGGATCATTAATATTAAAAGAAATATTAACTGGTGGTGTTGGTAAAAAAGGTGGTGGTGGTGAAGTGGGTGGTAATAATCTTATTTTAAAAGGATTGACTAATTACTTATTTAGATTAACCAATGCAGACGTGAATAACAATCCACATGCAATGGAAATTATATTAAGTTGGACTGAATAATGGTTGCTAAAAAACATCAGAACCCTAAAGGCGGACTCAATGAAGCTGGACGTAAACATTTTAAAAGAACTGAAGGATCAAATCTTAAACCACCACAGAAGTCTGGTACTCATGGTAGGCGTGTCAGCTTTGCTGCACGTTTTGGTGGGATGGCTGGTCCTTTAAAGGATGAAAAAGGGAGACCAACAAGACTTAAAAAAGCATTAAGTGCTTGGGGTTTTGGTAGCAAGGAAGCGGCAAGATCATTTGCAGCAAGGAATAAAAAAGGATAATTATGGCAGAGATGATGCGTTTAAGTGCTGAAGATGTTTTAAAGAGACATGAGAAAGCATTAATAAGAAAAGAAGACTTTAGAAACTTATATGAAGAAGCGTATGAGTTTGCTCTTCCACAGCGTAACTTATATGATGGCCATTACGATGGTAAAGTAGGCGGTAATAAGAAAATGAATCGTGTATTTGATTCTACTGCCATCAACTCTACACAACGATTTGCTAATCGTATGCAGTCAGGCATATTCCCTCCACAACGTAAGTGGTGTCGATTAGAGCCAGGTGCTGATATTCCTCAAGAAAGAAATGCTGAAGCTCAAGCTGCATTAGATTTATATAATGACAAACTATTTGATACATTGAAACAATCTAACTTTGATGTAGCTATTGGTGAGTTCTTGCTTGACTTATCAGTTGGTACCGCAGTTATGATGATTCAACCAGGTGATTCTGTTAATCCAATTAACTTTATTCCTGTACCACAATATCTAGTATCTATTGAAGAAGGGGCTAATGGCCAAGTTGATAATGTATACCGACGTATACGAATGAAGGGTGAGGCTATACAAAGACAATATCCTGATGCAAAGATTCCTAATGAAATACAAACTAAGATTGATCAAAAACCAACAGATGATGTAGAGTTAATTGAAGCAACTGTATTTGATCAGAAGCGTGGTGATTATTGCTATCATGTTATTCATAAAGATTCTAAAACAGAATTAGTATATAGACGTATGGAATATAGCCCATGGGTTGTATCTCGTTATGCAAAAGTAGCGGGTGAGATCTATGGTCGTGGTCCATTAATTACAGCATTGCCTGATATTAAAACTCTTAACAAGACATTAGAGTTAGTCTTAAAAAATGCATCTTTAGCAATTAGTGGTGTGTATACAGCTGCTGATGATGGCGTATTAAATCCTAACACAGTAAAAATTATGCCAGGTGCAATTATTCCTGTTGCACGTAATGGTGGGCCACAAGGTGAATCACTAAGACCATTACCACGATCAGGCGACTTTAATGTATCTAATATTGTAATGAATGATTTACGTACTAACATTAAGCGTATCTTATTAGATGAGTCATTACCACCAGATAATATGTCAGCTCGATCAGCAACAGAAGTAGTAGAACGAATGAAAGAATTATCACAGAATCTTGGTTCTGCATTTGGTCGCTTAATTAATGAAACAATGATACCTTTAGTATCCAAAATACTACAAGTGATGGATCAACAAGGTATAATATCTCTACCATTAAAAGTAAATGGTTTAGAAATCAAGATTGCACCAGTGGCTCCATTAGCAATGGCACAGAATATGGATGATGTACAGAACATATTACAGTATGCACAGATTGCACAACAAGCTGGACCAGAAGGTGCGATGAATATCAAGATTGATGAAATGATGGATTATGTTGCAGAGAAGCTTGGAGTTCCTCAAAGATTAAGACCAACTCCACAAGAACGTATGATGATGAAACAACAAATGCAACAACAGATGCAACAGCAAATGGCAGTTGAGGCTGCACAGCAAGAAGGATAATAAATGGCTGGATGGGAAGATTTACAAGAAGCATTACCATTAGAACGAGGTGATGCTAATCAAAAGCGAGACGATATAGATCGTCTTTGTCTGCGTGTCCTAGGGGGTGAGGACGGGGAAAAACTAATGAAATGGCTGCGTGAAGCAGTCGTTGAGCAACCCGTTGCTTTGCCGGGTAGCGATCCAAGCTACGCATTTTACCGAGAAGGACAAAATTCAATAGTGAAGGATATAGAAGCAAGGTTAATTAGAGCAAGGAAATTATAAATGGAAGAAACAATCGAGCCTAGTGTTCAAGAGGAAGCTCAAGAATCTACTGGCCTACTCGATGGAGCAACTCCAGAGCCAGAAGAATCAACTGAAACTAACCCTCAAGCAACAGAAGTAGATCATCGTGATCCTGAAGAACTAAAAGCAAAGCAAGAATTTGCTACAGGTGAAGAGGAAGACGAGCCATTAGAGCGACCTGATTGGTGGCCTGAAAACTTTTGGAAGTCTGATGAAGAGGCGCCAGATCTAGAAGGCATTGCTAAATCTTGGATGGATCTACGTAAACAAATCTCACAAGGAAAACACAAAGCACCTAAAGATGGTAATTATGATACATCTGCTTTTGGTGATGTTCCTGAAGATGATCCTTTAAGAAGTCATGTAATGACCTGGGCATCACAATATGGTGTCAGTCAAGCAGCATTAGATGACTTAGTTGGTCAAGTTGTAGAAATGAACATGGCTAATGCACAAGAAGCATCTGTGAATTTAGAACAAGAGCGTAAAGCTTTAGGCCCTAATGCTGAAGCAAGAATCAATGGTATTGTTAAATGGGCAACAGGTTTAGTTCAAAAGGGTGTATGGGGTAATGATGACTTTGAAGAGTTTAAGGTAATGGGCGGCACTGCTAAAGGTATTGCTGCATTAGAAAAACTCAGAGCATCTTATGAAGGCCGTGTACCTGTTGAAACTACTCCAGTAGAAGGGGCGCCATCTAAAGAAGAGTTATATCAAATGGTAGCTGATCCTAGATATAAAGACGACCCATCATATCGTAAGAAAGTCGAAAGAGCATTCGCTCAAAACTTCGGTTAAACGCTTGACAATAGGCTTTGTTCCCATGTAAAATCGGGAATGAGGCCTATTACATATTCATTGTAACCCTTAAACGCAAGTAACCTTGTCGACTGGCTATCGTAAATAGCAAGCACTGGCCCAGATTTCTGGCACACCTCAGCGATTAATACACAATTTTATTAATTACTATAAGGAGTCAATAATGGCTATTGGATTATCTAATGCTTTTGTTACCTTATTTGATGCCGAAGTTAAACAGGCTTACCAAGCTAAAGCGCAATTAGTTGGTGCGGTTAGACAAAGACGCGGCGTTGAAGGTTCGACAGCAAAATTCCCTAAAGCGGGTAAAGGCGTAGCTACTCTAAGAGTTCCACAAACAGACGTAACACCATTGAATGTGGATTTCTCACAAGTAACAGCTACAATGGAAGATTGGAATGCAGCAGAATATTCTGACATCTTCATGCAACAAAAAGTTAACTTTGATGAAAGACAAGAATTAGTGCAAGTTGTGGCTAATGCTATCGGTCGTCGTCAAGACCAACTTATTCTTGACGCTCTTGCAGCTGCATCATTAGCTGCGGGTAACGTTATTGCTACATCAGTTGGTGGCGCAGACACTAACTTAAACTTAGACAAGCTTTTAGCTGCTAAGAAAGCAATGGACGCAAACAACGTTCCTCCAACAGATCGTCACATGATTATTCATGCTAACAACTTATCTTCATTATTAGCTGAACAGAAATTAACATCATCTGACTATGCTTCTATTAAAGCATTAGTTCAAGGTGAAATTAATACATTCTTAGGCTTTACATTCCACGTTCTTGGTGATCGTGCTGAAGGTGGTTTACCAGTTGCTGCTGGTGATGTTCGCTCATGCTGGGCGTTCCACAAAGACGCAGTTGGTTACGCTGAAGGCATGGGTCCTAAAACTGAAATCAACTACGTACCAGAAAAAACATCGTTCTTAGTGAACTCTATGTTCTCTGCTGGTGCCGTAGCGATTGACGCGGAAGGTATTGTCGAAGTTAAATCAGACGAAACTTAATCTAAGGAGATAACACATGGCTTATAATAAAGACAATTTGCAACCAATCGGTGGCCAGTCTAAAGCTGGTAATGCTCCTCAAGTTTGGAGTTATAAAACCACAGATGCTAAAACAGCTGTAGACGCATCAGGCTACTTTAATGATGCATCATCATTATTAAAAGTAGGCGACTTAATCTACTTACATGCATCAACTGGCGGTACAGCAACATACAGCTTACACCCTGTTGTTTCTAACGCTTCTGGCGTTGTAGACATCAGTGATGGTACAGCTATATCAGCTACTGACAGCGACTAAGTTGTTTAATGCAGATCAGGTAGGTACTTCGGTGCCTACCTATTTGCACATTTAAAGGAAACAAAATGGCTACAGGTGATACCGATATAAGAATATGCTCTGATGCATTACTCATGCTTGGTGCAAACCCAATATCATCATTTACAGAAGGAACCGATGAATCTAATATTTGTGATCGACTTTATCCGGATATTAAGATTCGTACACTGACTATGTATGATTGGTCATTTTCATTCAAGAAGACACAATTAGGTCGATTAGTTACAACGCCAACAAATGAATACAAATACGAATATCAACTACCATCTGACATTATTGGCAGACCAAATGCAGTATATGATTCAGAAAAGGTAGGTATCCCAAGACGAAGAGAATATCGTCTTATAGGTGATAAATTATTAACAGACTACGAAAAAGTATATATTGATTATCAATACAATGTACCTGAGTATGCATTACCACATTACTTTGTACAATTACTCAAATATGAAATGGCTTGGCACTTAGCAATGCCAATTACTGATCAAGTAGATAAATCAGATTATTGGAGAACAATTGCTGAAGGCACTCCTGGTGAAAATGGCCGTGGTGGTTTTATGCGTCAAGCAATGAGTATTGATGGTCAAGGAAATCCAACAAACGCAATACAAGATTTCTCATTAATTAATGTGAGGTATTAATGACTCGTTTTGTTAGCATACAAACGAACTTTACAACAGGTGAACTAGATCCACTTGTCCGTTCTCGTGTTGATCTTGAAGCATATCGCAATGGTTTAGAAACAGCTAAGAATGTAATTTGTCAACCACAAGGTGGAGTTACACGTCGTCCAGGAACTAAATACATTACAGAACTAGGTGGTAGCCCAGCCAATGGTGTGCGTCTTGTACACTTTGAATTCTCTGTATCAGATAGTTACATGCTTGCGTTTACTAATAATCGTATGTATGTATTTAAAAACAAAACATTGATTACAAACATTAATGGTTCTGGTAATGATTATTTAACAACAACAATTGCTAGCGCTCAGTTAGATACAATGTGTTATACACAGTCAGCTGATACATTAATTATTGTGCATGAAGACATGGAACCTAAAAAGATTGTGCGTGGAGCTAGTGATTCTACATGGACAATATCAAACATCTCGTTTGATTCAACGCCACAATATGCATTTACATTATCTACATCTAACCCAGCAGCGACATTAACACCATCAGATGTGTCAGGTAAAGTTACATTAACAACCTCAGCTGGCGTATTTAATTCAGGACATGTAGGTCAATACATTAATGCAGATCCTCAAGGTCGAGCAAAGATAGTTAAATATAATAGCTCTACATCAGTTAATGTTGTGACTGAGTTTCCATTCTTTGATACATCTGCTATTGCATCTGGTAGTTGGGAGCTAGAAACAGGCTATGAAGATGTATGGTCAGGCACAAGAGGATGGCCTAGAACAGTAACATTTCACCAAGGCCGACTATTCTTTGGTGGTAGTAAATCTAGACCATCAACAATATGGGGATCTAAGGTAGCATTGTTTTTTGACTTTGAACCAGTGGAAGGACTTGATGATGACGCTGTTGAAGCTACTCTTGATACTAATACTTTTAATGCTATCGTTGATATTATTAGTGGTCGTGATCTGCAAGTGTTTACTACGGGTGGTGAGTTCTACGTTCCGCAAGAAGGATTAACTCCAATTACTCCAACAGATTTCTTCTTATCATCTACATCACGTAATGGTTGTCGTGAGGGTGTAAGAGTTAAACAATTAGAATCTGGTGTTTTATTTATACAAAGACAAGGTAAGCAATTATCTGAGATTGCATATTCAGATACACAATTAACATATATTACTTCTAAAATCTCATTATTAGCTGGTCATTTACTCAAAGGACCTAAGCGTATGGATATTAGACGTGGTGTAGCAACTGATGAAAATGACTTGTTATTTATTGTTAACGAAGATGATGGCACCATGGCTGTGTTTTCATTATTAAGATTACAGAATGTTATTGCTCCTAGTGAGTTTGTTACCAATGGATCATACATTGATGTGGGTGTGGATATTACAGACATTTATGCAGTAGTGAAAAGAAGTGATGGAGGTGTAGACAAATACTATGTTGAAGTATTTGATGATGCTGTTGCTACTGATTGTGCAGTTACTGGGGGAGCGGTAGCTAGTTTAAATGCATCACACATTGATGGACAAACAGTCCATGTTATTTCAGATGGTCTAGTCGAGGAAGATCAAACTGCTGATAGTGCAGTGACATTTACCAATACACCAACAACATCATGTGAAGTAGGTATGCATTTTGATGTTGAAGTAAAAACAATGCCAGTAGATATTAAAATACAATCAGGCACACGTATTGGATTTAAGAAACGTATTGTTGAAGTTAATGCATTGTTGTATGAAACACAAAATTTAGTTATCAATGGAAACTTAGTTCCAATTAGAACATTAGGTGCTGGTGCTTTAGGTAGCCCAGTCCCTGAATTTACAGGAACAAAGGTACTTCATGGTATACTTGGATATAGTAATGAGGGGCAAATTACAGTGACTCAAAACACCCCATTAAAGTTCACATTACTAGGTTTAGAATATAAAGTAGCAACACACGAGGGAACATAACTATGGGAATGGCAGCAGCACCAGCAGCGGGAACCGCATTTGGAACATCAGCATTAGCAGCTTCTGCACCAGTATATACTAGTATAGCTGCATCAGCAGCATTACCTACTGTAACTTCTATGGCAGCTGGGCCATTAGCTGGGGCTAGTTCTTCTATGTTTATGAACTCAGCATTCTTATCTCCAGGAACTGCATTACGTGCTGCTGGTGGTGGTGGATTGTTATCTGGCTTTACTTTAGAGGCAGCAAGGCCATGGCTATATGCTTTAGGCACTGGTTCAAGCATTATTAATACTTTAAACCAAGGACAGTACAGAAAAAGCATGTACGAAATCCAAGATTTGCAACTACAAGCAAATGTTGAAATGAAAAGATTAAATGCTGTAAATGCAAGTATTGACCGAATGAAAGAGATACATAGAATTAATGCAGCTAATTTAGCTAAAGCTTATGGTGGCGGTGTAGTTGGATTAGATGGATCAACTAAATTACTAGAAACAGTAAGTGGTAAAGAATATGGCCGTGATTATGAAATTGCTACACTAGATTTAGCAAATGATTTAGTTGCTGGAAATGTACAATCTGATATATACAAAGCAACACAAGAGCAAGTTGTCAATGGATCTGTGCTAGATGCGGCATCCAAGCTTGGTACGGCAACATACTTGTATGGACGCTTAGGAGGCAATCCTTTTGCATAGGGTAAATTATGGTAGATAGATATAAAAGATCAGCACAGCTTACAAGTGGATTTAATTTAGATCAATCTAATGTCAAAGAAGCCATTAGGTCTTCTGAAACATTAAATAAACGTTTAGATCAGATTATGAATCTTACATACAAAGGTATGGAAAAAACTGCTGAACGTCAAGGTTTACAATATGCAGTTACTAATAGACCTACACTAGATCAAATTGCTACTGCTGTACAAAACAATGATGATCCATCAAAACTGTATGCACAAACAGGTACAGTCTTTGGTGATGCTGCTAGAGAAGCTCAAGCAGAATATACACGTCAAGATTTTGAATATGACCTAAGTAAGAAATATAGTGAAATAGGTGCGGCACTAGAAGCTGGTATGGAAGTAGAAGATCTTAATGCTTTTGCTGCTGACATTCAAGCTGAGATCGATGGATACAGCGATACGCTAGGTAAGATTAGTCCATTAAAATCACAAAAGTTTAAAGCATCTATGACTATTAAAGGTAGTACAGTTTATGCCAAAGCTTTAACTAATTACGTTAACAGACAAAATGCTGTACAACAATTTAAGATTGAAAACTCTATTAATCAATTTAGTACAGACTTTGAATCTTTATTAAGAGATAGTGGATACAATTATGCAGAAACTATGTTTATGTTGTCGCCTGACTTACAAAGATTGAATGGTCAAATATCTCGTTATCCAGGTAAGGCTGAAGAAAACTTACAAACATTTAAAAACATAAAATCACGTGCATTTCAAAGAGGCGTTGTAAAATATTTATTAGATCCAAATACACAAGCTGAGATGAAACAAGAAGGGATGAATGTTGTTGATATGATTCGTTCTGGAAAGTTAGGCAAGATGCAGCTTGCTTATGAGGCTTTGGAACAGAAAGACAAAGAAGGCTTGATGGAAGCATATCTTAAAGAAGCTGGTAATAAGTATAAGTTTCAAACAGAAAATACCAATCGACTTAAAGCTGAAGAACAAGCAGAGTTGTTTAAATTAGAAAAGCAATGGGCTAATCGTGAAATTACTGGTGAGCAAATCATACAAAAACAATCTCAGATGGGTATTGTATTAAATTCTGCTGAACAAGATAGGTACAGAGGAGGCCCTGTAGAAACAGATGAGCAAGCTGTTTTTGCGGCACAACTAAAAGGCAGAATATTAAGGGGTGAAGAACCAGGTACAGTACAAGCTGCTTATGATGAGGGATTGATTAGTCCTAAAGGTTATGTCAGCTTAATGGGCGATTATACCAATGTAGTAACTCGTATTAATACTGGATTAAAACAATTAAAAGTTGGTTTAGGGTATGAAGAATATACCTCTTATCACATGATGAATGCTGAATCACAACGATTATTTGACAAAATGTCTACTCAATTATTTGACAGAGCTTACCAAGCGTTTGATAAGAATGAAGGATTTAGTGTCTATGAGAATGCAAAAAGTCTATTAGAAGAAAATAAAGTCAACGAGATGGAAGAGATTGTCACTAAAGCAACAACAGATATTAATACCATTTTAAAAGAGATTGGAGCAACAGATATAGAGATTAATTTTGATAGTATTGACGACTTAAAAGGATTAGATACAGATAAAGAAATACAAGAGTTTTTATCAGACTATAATCTTAATAGAGTACAGTTAAACAAGTTTAGGACTAAAATTAAATCTTTAATTAGACAACAAGAGAGAAATCAATAATGAGTTTAGAGCAAAGATATATACAATCGAAATATAAGTCTATGATTACTGATAATACACCTGAGCTAGAGCGTAAAGACATCACTCTTGAAAAAGCTGAACAACGTATGACTGAAGAAACAATGCAAGAAATGAATCAAGGTTTTGAGGAAGGGGCAGACTTTTATGAGCGTATGTCTCGATCTGCTGTAGCCTCAGCAATTGGCACTCCTGGGGAGTTTGAAAGATTAATCAAAGGTGGCTCTGAAGCATATCAAAGAACATTTGGTATGCCAATGTTATTGTTAGGTCGTGAATTGTCTAAAAGCGCTGGCAATGAAGAATTAGCAGAATCATTTGATGAAATCTTACAAGATAAGAACAAGCTTACCGCGCTTGATGCTGCATTAGAAGAGTTTAGCCAAGACACTGTACTACCTAATATTAAACAAGTAAAAGAGTTTATGACTGATAAATTTGGTTTTGAGTTTGAAGATGACTTTGCTGAATTGGTGGCAGAAATACTTGCTCCTACAGGAGTTGTTACAAAATTTGTAAAAGGATTATTTAAGCAATTAAAACCAACTACCAAATCTACAACTGTTCAACCTAAAGAGTCTGAATTATGAGTAAAGAATTACAAGAAAATCTAACTAAAATATCTACTGAAATAGAAGAACAAGATAAACAGTTAGCTACAACTAAAATTCGTGTTCGTCCTGAAGAAGATGCTATTGATGAAAATGAATTTGTTAGATCTCAAGGAAATGTTGTAGATCCAAAAGCGCAAATTGGTCACATGGATGAACCTTCCATGATTCCAGATGTCCCGGAAGAACCAGAAACATTAGCTGAAGACACACAAGCTCCTGAAATATCATTTACCGATGAGGAAGTATTTACTGGTGAAAAGATAGATGTTGCTATTAACTGGAAAGATATTGCAGCAAAATTTAAAAGTGGAGAATTGCTAAATGAAGCGCAAAATATCATTGGCAAACGTAAAACAGTTTTTAATCCTAAGAAATTAAGCACTGATGAGGAAGCTGCTATACAGATAGAAACACTTGCTAAAGATTTAAAACTAGATAAATTTAAACGGATTAAATATAAAGACATTGCTGATTCTTTAAATCGTTCTGGTTATGAATATGATGATAAGTTTGTACAAGAAATCATTGCAAAAGCAAAAGAAGGTGGCCCTACTATTGCGGATCCATATACAGTATTTAAAGAGTTTCATTTCTTATCATCCGTTGGTAAGAAAACTAAAGATTTAGCAAAACAGGTTGTTGAGAATAAGCGAAGAGGTGTGATTGATAAAAACTTATTAGTTGAATTTCAACACATGTTGACGTTAGAAGGATTAATGGCTCGTCGATTAAAAGGTCAGCAAGTAGATATTGCTCGATCTCTTGGTATATTAAGAGAAGCAAGAAAACCAGGTGATATTAAGAAACTTGATGAGGTCATTAGTCAGTTTGATGAATATTCTTCATCTATAAATCCTCTACGTAAAGGCAATGATGGTCAATCTGTGATTGAAAGTTTAGCAGAGAAGTATGACAATGCTCTCGATAATACACAACGAAGATTGATAGCTGAAGGTAATGGTAAGCCATTCCATCGACGTATTGCAAGAATCATCTCTAATGTTTACACCACTGGCCTTGTATCTGGCATACCAACACACGCACGTAATATATTAGGTTTCTTTTCATTAAGCCACATGACAAAATTAGAAAACATTGGCACATGGGGAATTGGCAAAGTTAGACAGGGCATATCTAAATTCAACAAATACTTACCAGAAAAAATTCAAGTTGATCCATCAGATCGTATGCGCATGGTACAGGTGATTGAAGAAGGTAAGTGGCATTTTGGTTTAATCGGAGATGCATTACAAGCATTTTGGCAAACAGCAAGGCATAATCGTTTAAGAGATAGAGCAACAAAGATTGATTATGAAAATCCAGTTGGTCGTGGTGATTTTGAGGACTTAACTGGATCTCCTATTATTGACAGAGTAGCTAAATTTACAGGTACATCATCAACTTATCATGGCCGTTTATTAGCAGCTGAAGATGAAGCTATGAAGTCATTTGGCTTTTATGCAAAATTAAAAAGTGAAGCATTACGTCGCAAAGTATTAGAAAAAGAAAGACTAATAGACGAAGGCATTAGCACAGATGAAGCAGAAAGACTATCGGAAGAGTTCTTTGTCAATATCATGAAAGATCCTACCGATGAGATGTTAGAGATTGCAACAGAACATTCTCGATATTTAACACATACTCAAGACTTAGAAGGTGGTTTGAGAGCATTAGAGAATATGACTCAAAATCCTTTACTTAAAGTATGGGCGCCATTCTTTAAAGTCACAAGTAATTTGGTTGGATCTGTACTAGAGCGTAATGTATATACAGCTGCGATTAGTCCTAGATTTTGGAAAAACTTTAAAGCTGGTGGAGTAAAGCGTGATGCAGCTTTATCTAGAATGACGACAGGTAGTGCAATATCTTACTATGTTAGTGGTCTTGCAATGGATGGAAGAGTAACTGGAGCGGGTCCATTTAGATTTGAAGATAGACAAGCAATGATTGCACAAGGATGGCAGCCATATTCATTTGTTATTGACTCTACTGATTTTAGTGAAGAAACAATTGAGAAGTTTAGAAGTTTAAGTAATGTATCAGTAGGTAAAGGTAATCTAAAAAATCGTATATTCTTATCTTACCAGGGCATTGAGCCATTATCTGTATTAATTGCAATGGGTGCAACTAATGGTGAATATGCGCAGTTAAATCCAGGTGATGAAGATATGTTAGATTTAGTGGTTGGTTCAACATTTGCCACAATGGAATACATCAATTCGCATCCGCTGTTAAGTGGCATGGGTCAGATTGTCGATGTATTAAGAACAGACCCTAAAGAAGGCGAAAATGCTGTATATGCTAAATTTGCTGAGGTGTATGAAGTGTACAGTAATTATGTTGTAAATGGATTTCCTAATGCTGGCCTTCCATCAGAGATTGATTTAAACAAAGTCGGTATTGACGCTAAAATTCCTACTACTCCATTTACTGTAGATGTTGGTGGAAAAGAAGTTCATGTGGGTGGTTCATGGAGTTCATGGTATGCAAGATTGGAAACAATGGATGATCCAACACAGAGTGCTATTAAAGCTCCAATGTATATGCAAGATCAATATAACAATAATCCATTAGTATCTAAATGGACAAAAGTATTACAAAGAGCATGTTCAAGAAACTCAGCATGTAGTTCTCAGTTGCCAAGAGAAAGAGACCCCCTGACTGGGGACGTAAAATACAACGGAGTTGGCAATCTGAACGATTTCTATTCTCCTAGTAAAAAGAGTGATGGTATAAATATTGGGGTTTGGACAGTGATTAATGAGTATAATGTTGCTGATCCTCAGATATATAATAAATATGGGACCTTTGATGGCGTTAAATTAAGCGATTTACAGTTTGATAGATTGGTTGAAATCGCTACAGAGGATGGACTTTTAGAAGATAGTATATTAAAATTAGGTGAGGCCGCAGTTAATTTACCTAATGCAGATAAAGCAGAAGTTGCAGCTAATATAAAACAATTAATATCTGATGCTTACAGTGGTGCAAAGCAGAAATTAATTATGGAAGATGATGAGTTGCGAGAAAGAATTCAGCTGGTTAAAGAGTTAAAAACTGAAGCTATAAATGAAGGGCAATCTTTAAACAAAATAATTGTAAGCGGTGAGGAAGAATAATGGCAATCGATATATCAAGCACAACTAGGCGTATAGTTTATACTGGCTCTGCTGGTACAGGCCCGTACGCCTTTAACTTTGAAGTCTTAGCTCAGACGGATATTGATGTATATTTCAATGACACAGAGCTAACACTAACTACCGACTATACTGTAACTGTCGATGCTGACGGCACAGGCTCAGTGACTATTGTTACTGGTACCAACGTCCCAACTACACCAGATGCTGATGATCGTATTACTATTGTTGGCGCAAGAACAATTGAAAGAACAACAGACTTTACAACTGGTGGTCCTCTATTTGCTACCTCATTAAACGATGAGTTTGATAGTCAGACTATCTTTGTACAACAAGTACAAGAACAAGCTGATCGTGCATTACGTGCGCCTAACACAGATCCAACTACAGTAAATATGACATTACCAATCAACACTGTGCGTGCAAATAAAACACTAGCATTTGATGCTAATGGTGATCCAGTTATTGGTGAACAGATTGGTGACAATCGTGGCAATTGGGCAGCAGCTGTTGATTTTAACAAGCGAGACATTGTTAAAGATACAACGAATAATAACATCTATCTTGCTAACACAGCACATACATCCTCAGGTTCATTACCAATATCTACTAATACAGACTCAGCTAAATGGGACTTAATCGTTGAT